ATGGCGGATGACCAAAAACGTCGCACTTTGGAGCGCATTAAGACGTGGTATCCCCAAAAAGCACAGGAAATGGGCAAAGACAACTTCCTGACGTTCATCGATCATGTGTATCCCGGCTACAAAGTGGGTCCGCACCACCGCAGACTGGCAAAAATCTTTGAAGAGATCGCTGCTGGGAAGAAAAAACGGGTTGTAGTGAACATCGCACCCCGCCACGGCAAGTCAGAGATGATCAGTTACCTCGCGCCAGCGTGGTTTCTAGGTAAATACCCTCATAAAAAGATCATCATGGCCTCTCACACTGCCGATTTGGCAGTGAACTTCGGTCGTAGGGTGCGAAATCTGGTCGGTTCAGAGTCTTACAGGGACATTTTTCCTCAGATTGAGCTGCAGGCAGACTCAAAATCGGCATCACGGTGGGGTACAAACTTCAATGGCGAATACTTTGCAATTGGTGTGGGTGGCGCTCTTGCTGGGCGGGGTGCTGATCTTTTCATTATTGATGATCCTCATTCGGAACAAGACGCTAAAACTGGAAGACCCGATGTATTTCTTCCTGCTTGGGAATGGTTTCAGTCTGGTCCTCTCCAGCGGCTTATGCCGGGTGGCGCAATCATTATGGTGATGACTCGTTGGTCCAAACTGGACCTTACGGGTATGGTGATCAACCAGATGCAAAGAGAAGAGGGTGTCGAGCCGTGGGAAGTGGTTGAGTTCCCTGCGATCCTCAATGACAAGCCGCTTTGGAGTGATTTTTGGTCGCTAGAAGAGCTGCTGTCTAAAAAAGCAGGGATGGACCCACGGTATTGGCAAGCTCAATACATGCAAAACCCCGTATCGGAAGAGGGTGCGCTGCTTAAAAGAGAGTGGTGGAAGGTGTGGGACAAGGAAGACCCGCCGGACTGCGAATTCACGATCATGTCTTTGGACGCGGCGCAGGAAGCAAATAACCGCGCAGACTACAACGCTTTGACTGTTTGGGGCGTGTTTTTTAACGAAGAAACAAACAACTTCAACATCATTTTGCTCAACGCCATCAAGCGGCGGATGGAGTTCCCTGACCTAAAGAAACTTGTACTAGAAGAGTACAAGGAGTGGGAGCCAGATGCATTTGTTGTGGAGAAGAAATCCAACGGTTCTGCGCTTTATCAGGAACTCAGGCGTATGGGTGTCCCTGTGGGAGAGTTTACTCCGGGCAAAGGACAGGACAAAATAGCGCGTGTTAACTCTGTATCAGACCTTTTAGCGTCTGGCATAGTGTGGGCACCGGATCGCAGATGGGCAAAGGAAGTTATTGAGGAATGCAATGACTTCCCGAGCGGTACTAATGACGACCTTGTTGACTCTACAACCCAAGCTTTGCTGCGGTTTAGACAAGGGGGGTTTTTACGACTGCCAACTGACGAGCCAGAGGAACAGAGATATTTTAAGCGCCGAAGTGGCGCGTTCTATTAAGGATTTACCATGGCCGCGAACAGCATGACCCCTTCCCTCGCTCCTGCCCCAATGGGTCTGGAAGAGCTCGCCAGTATTGCTCAGGATGACACCCCTGCGCTTGAGATCATGATCGAGAACCCCGATGACGTCATGATTGGCTTGGATGGCATGGTCATCGACCTGATGCCGGAGCCTGAGACGGCTGAAGAGTTCGGTGCCAACTTGGCCGAGTACATGGACGATGGCGAACTGCAGAAGCTCTCCAGTGAGTTGGTCGAGCTGGTGGAAGCCGACGTGAACTCCCGCAAAGACTGGGTGGAGATGTACGTCAAGGGCCTCGAAGTGCTGGGCATGAAGTACGAAGAGCGCACCGAGCCGTGGGAGGGTGCTTGTGGTGTGTTTTCCACCGTGCTGACTGAAGCGGCCATCCGGTTTCAGTCAGAGACCATCATCGAGACGTTCCCGGCGCAGGGCCCGGTCAAGACCGAGATTATTGGTGCAATCGACAAGCTCAAGGAAGAAGCTGCGGAGCGTGTGCGCGAGGACATGAACTACAAGCTGACCGAGCAAATGCCCGAGTACCGCCCCGAGCATGAGCGCATGCTCTACAACTTGGGGCTTGCCGGTGCTGCGTTTAAGAAGGTGTATTTCGACCCGAGCATCGGTCGGCAAACAGCGGTGTTTATCCCAGCCGAAGACTTGATCATTCCGTACGGCGCATCTAGCGCACGTACTGCAGAGCGCGTGACGCACATCATGCGCAAGACCAAGAACGACATCAAGAAGCTGCAAGTCGCGGGTTTCTATTGCGACGTTGACTTGGGTGAGCCCGTCACGTTCCACTCGGACATTGAAAAGCGTAAAGCAGAAGACCAAGGGTTTACCCTGACGGATGACGACCGCTATCAGATTCTGGAAATCTGCGTGGACTACGACATGCCCGGGTACGAGGATGAGGACGGCATCGCGCTGCCGTACGTCGTGACCATTGACCGCTCAACCACTAAAGTGCTGGCCATCCGCCGCAACTGGGACGAGAACGACAAGCTCAAGCTTAAGAACCAGCACTTTGTGCAGTACACCTACGTGCCCGGCTTCGGCGTGTATGGTCTGGGCCTGATCCACATCATCGGCGGCTACGCCCGCGCAGGCACATCGCTGATTCGTCAGTTGGTTGACGCTGGTACGCTGAGCAACTTGCCCGGTGGTGTGAAGACCCGTGGCCTGCGGATTAAGGGGGATGACACTCCGATTGCTCCCGGTGAGTGGCGTGATGTAGACATTCCGTCTGGCACTATGCGCGACAACATGATGCCGCTGCCATACAAGGAGCCATCACGGGTACTGTTTGAACTGCTCAACCAGATTACCGACGAGGCTCGACGTCTGGGTTCCGTTGCTGATATGAAGGTCAGCGACATGAGCGCCAACGCACCCGTGGGCACCACACTGGCCATTCTCGAGCGCCAGCTCAAAACCATGTCGGCTGTGCAGGCCCGGGTGCACTACTCGATGAAGGAGGAGTTCAAGCTCCTCAAAGACATCATCCGTGATCACACCCCGTCCGAGTATGAGTACACCCCACAAGGCGGTAACCCCAAGGCCAAGCAAGAAGACTACGACATGGTGGACGTCATCCCCGTGTCCGATCCCAACAGCGCCACGATGGCGCAGCGGATCATGCAGTACCAAGCGATCATTCAGTTGTCGGCGCAGGCCCCCCAGATTTATGACCTGCCGCAGTTGCACCGCCAGATGATTGAGGTGCTGGGCGTGAAGAACGCTGACAAGCTGGTGCCAGTTGAGGACGACATGAAGCCACGCGACCCTGTGTCCGAGAACATGGCGTTCCTGAACGGCAAGCCGACCAAGGCGTTTATCTACCAAGACCACGACGCCCACATCGCTGTGCACACGGCCATGATGCAGGACCCCTTGCTGATGGCGCAGATTGGCCAGAACCCACAAGCCCAGAAGATGCAGGCCGAGATCATGGCCCACATCAGCGAGCACTTGGCGTTCTCCTACCGCAAGAAGGTTGAAGAGCAGCTCGGCGTGCCCATGCCCGCTCCCGACTCGGACCTGCCAGAAGAAGTCGAAGTGCAGCTTGCCCGCCTCACGGCGCAGGCCGCACAGCAGGTGCTGGCTCAGAGCAAAGGACAAGCCCAACAGCAGCAGGCCCAGCAGATGGCGCAGGACCCACTCGTCCAGATGCAGCAGCAAGAGCTGAAGCTCAAGGCGCAGGATGTCGAGATCAAGAAGATGAAGGTCCAAGGCGACTTGCAGCTTCGCTCAGAAGAGCTCGGCCTCAAGGCGCGCGAGTCCGCCGCCAAGACCGGGGAAGACCCACAGATGGCTGCCCAGCGCCTGCAGATGGAGATTGCTCAGATGCAAGAGGCCCACGCTATCGAGATGGCTGGCAAACAGCAGCAGCTCCAGATTCAGCAGCAGCAGGCCCAGCAGCAGATGGCCCATGGCGGTCAGGTGCATGCACAAAAAATGGCCCACGGAGGTCAGGTGCATGCACAGAAACTGACACACGCCGAGCGCATGGCGCAGGCCAAGTTGAGCCAGCCCACTGGTGGTAAGGAGACCGAATGAGCAACACAGTGATGGACCTCCTTCAGCGCAAGTTGAAGGAGCAAGAAGACAGTCATATTCAAGCTTTGGCGGGAGGCTCGGTCACTGACTATGCCGCCTACCGAGAGTTGTGCGGAGTGATCCGAGGTCTGCAGACCGCACAGCGTGAAATTGCCGACCTCGTGCGTAAACTGAAAGACAACGATGACGATTGAATTTGACGTTTCGGCAGTGAATCTGTCCGGCGTGCTCTCCGCTTCGGCTGAGGAGAAAGCCAAACAGGTTCCTGATCCAGTGACCTACCACCTCTTGTGCGTTCTCCCAGAGGCCAATGAAGAGTACGAGGGCGGCTTGCTCAAAGCCAGCCAGACAATGCACTTTGAAGAGCTGTTGTCACCCGTACTGTTTGTGGTCAAGATGGGCCCGGACGCATTCAAGGACGAGAAACGGTTCCCCAGCGGCGCAAGCTGCAAGGTAGGAGACTTCATTTTGGTTCGCCCCAACACGGGCACCCGCATGAAGATTCATGGCCGTGAGTTCCGCATCATTAACGACGATTCCGTCGAAGCGGTGATCCAAGACCCACGCGGCGTGCAGCGCGTGTAAGGAGCGAATATGGAAAAAACCGAGTTTGAATTCCCCGATGAGGTGGAAGAAAAGCAGGCCCGCGCGGGCTCCAAGGTAGTAACACCTGAGTCTGAAGAGCCAGAAATTGAAGTTGTTGACGATACCCCGGAGGCCGACCGCAATCGCAAGCCGATGGAGGAGCCGCCCAAGGACGTCACTGATGAAGAGCTGGCTAAATACGACGAGTCCGTCCAGAAGCGGATCAAGCACTTCACCAAGGGCTACCACGAGGAGCGCCGGGCCAAAGAAGCGGCTGTGCGCGAAAAGGAAGAGGCGCTGAGGCTGGCGCAGTCGATCATTGAGGAGAACAAGAACCTCAAAGGCTCACTGCACCAAGGCCAGAGCGCACTGCTCGAGCAGGCCAAAAAGGTCGTTGCCAACGAGATGGAACAGGCCAAGCGCAAGTTCAAAGAGGCATACGAAAGCGGCGACGCAGACGCACTGACGGCAGCTCAAGAAGAGATGACGATGGTGAAGATGAAGGCAGAACGTGTAAACAATTTCCGCCCCGCCCCTTTACCCGAAGAAAAACCTGTGGTACAACCGCAACAAGTCCAACCGCAGGAAGCGCAGGTTGACCCGAAACTGAAGTCTTGGTTATCCGAGAACGACTGGTACGGGGCCAACAAGCGTATGACGGCTTACGCCCTCGGAATGCACGAGGACTTGGTTTCAGAAGGTGTGCGTGCTGGAAGCGACGATTACTACAAGCGAATCGACGCGGAAATGCGTACACGTTTCCCTGATGTGTTCGAGTCAGAGAAACCCGGAGATGCGCCCACTCCCCGGACTCAAAAATCGAGCGTTGTCGCACCGGCAACAAGAAGTACTGCTCCCCGAAAGGTCGTACTTACCAAATCGCAGGTCGAAATCGCCAAGCGTCTTGGGGTTCCATTGGAGCTCTATGCACGTAAGGTTGCGGAAGAAATGAGGAAATGAAAATGGCTGAACAAAATCGTGAAAAGCGTGACCTTGACACCCGTGCAGCTTCTGCTCGCCCAGCGAAGTGGATGCCGCCCCAGCTTCTGCCTGATCCGACACCGGAGCCGGGCTATGCGTTTCGCTGGATTCGTGTCAGTACCTTGAACGCTGCTGATCCGCTAAACATTTCGTCAAAACTCCGCGAAGGCTGGGAACCTGTAAAGGCGTCTGACCACCCTGAAATCCGTCTGTTTGGCAGCACTCCGGATGCTCGCTTCCCAGACGCAGTTTTGGTTGGTGGCCTGCTTCTTTGCAAAACACCTGCTGAATTCATTGATCAGCGTAATGCCTATTATGGACAGCAGTCCGAACAGCAGATGCAGTCAGTGGATAGCAGCTACATGCGTGAAAGTGATCCCCGTATGCCGCTTTTCAAAGAGCGGTCGTCGAAGGTTACTTTCGGTAAAGGTACTTAATTTTTTGGAGTCCAAACATGGCTTACCCCACCGTTTCGGCACCCTACGGCTTGCAAGCTATCAATCGTATTGATGGCATGCCGTACGCAGGTGCATTCCGCCAGATTCCTGTTGCTGCTGGTTTCGGCACCGCCATTTTTGATGGCGATACCGTGGTCATCAATAGCGATGGTTATCTCGTCAAGTCCACCACAACTAACTCCGGCGACATCGTTGGCGTTTGCGTTGGTGGTTCGTATGTGAACTCCAGCGGCCAGCCCGTTGAAGGTCAGTACATCCCCGCTTTGGCTTCTACAGCTAGCAACTTGGCCTACGCCTATGTGATCGACGATCCAATGGCTCTGTTCAAAGTCGCTGTTGTGACCTCGGGCACTACCATGGGTACTGCTGGCCGTACAGTCGTTGGTTCCAACTTGGCGCTCGTTCTGAACGCTGGTAGCACCACCACTGGCAACTCTGCTTTCGCCGTCACTTTGACTGGCGCTGGCACTACCGCCACTATCCCAATCCGTGTGATCGACGTTGTGCCAGAGACAGCTACTGCCGCTGACACTTACACCGAGCTGTTGGTGAAAATCAACACACACCAGTACAACAACACCACTGGTGTTTAAGGAGTAAATCATGGCTATTTCACGCGCACAACTGCTCAAGGAATTGCTGCCCGGTCTGAACGCTTTGTTCGGCCTTGAGTACGCCAAGTACGGCGAGCAGCACAAGGAAATCTACGAAACCGAAACCTCGGAGCGTAGCTTTGAAGAGGAAACCAAGCTGTCTGGCTTCTCCGCCGCTCCGGTGAAGAACGAGGGCGCTGCCATTGCTTATGAC